TGAGCGGCAATATCACGCACAGCGGCGGCAATTTCACCTCAAACGGCATTACCGTGCATACGCATAAACACGGTGGCGTGAAAGGTGGCAGCGATTCGACAGGAGGCCCGCAGTGACAACCCGCTACACAGGAATGAATCCGGACGGGACGGGAAACCTGAACGATATGGAGCACCTGAAACAGTCAGTCAGGGATATCCTGACCACCCCGCTGGCAAGCCGGGTTATGCGACGGGAATATGGCAGCCTTGTGCCTGATTTGATTGACGAACCCATGAATAACACCACGCGTCTGCAATGCATGAGTGCTGCCGTGATTGCGCTGACACGATGGGAACCCCGCATTGCCCTGGATGCCATCGACGTTGTCTGGAAAGCGGGAGGCCGCGCCGGGGTGACGCTGTCGGGCACTGTCATGCAGACCATGCAGAATGTTGAATTAACCATCACGCTGAGGGAGTAAATCATGCCCGCCGTTGACCTTTCACAGTTACCGGACCCCGCCATCATCGCGGAGCCTGACTTTGAGGCAATTCTGGCTGACACAAAGGCCATGATGATTGCGGCTTATCCCGCCGAACAGCGTGAAGCCGTTTCCGCCGCGCTGGAGCTGGAATCGGAACCCCTTAACGTTATCGCTCAAACCATGTCGTTTCGTGAAATGCTGTTACGCCAGCGGGTTAACGAGGGTGCACGCGCCTGCATGTTAAGCCACAGCGCCGGGACAGACCTGGACAACCTCGCGGGCAATATGAACACAAAGCGCCTGGTTATCACTCCGGCAACGGATACCACCGACGCGGTGATGGAAAGCGACACCTCGCTGAGACTGCGGGCGCAACGGGCGTACGACGGCCTGAGTGTTGCTGGCCCGTCAGGTGCATACGAGTATTTTGCCCGCAGCGCCAGCGGTCTGGTGCGTGATGCGCGGGCTATCAGTCCGTCTCCGGCAAATGTGACGGTTTCCATCCTGTCCACTGAAGGCGACGGCACAGCAACGGAGGCGTTGCTTAATACCGTTCGCGCCGTTCTGAATGCAGAGGATACCCGCCCGGTGGCCGACCGCCTGACCGTACAGAGTGCCAGAATCGTGACATGGCGGCTGAATGCAAAACTGTACTTTTACCCCGGCCCGGAATCCGAACCTATTCTGGCTGCGGCGGAATCGTCGTTCAGGAAGTGGCTGGCTGAGCAGGGGCTTATCGGTCAGGACGTGGCGTTGTCCGCCATTGCTGCCGCACTGCATGTGCACGGTGTGCAACGCGTGGAGATAATCGAACCCACACAGAATATGGCCATCAGCGACATACAGGCAGCGCGCTGTGAGTCATTCACCATCAGCGAAGGTGGGCGCAATGAGTAATTCACTGTTACCACCATCAGCCAGCAGTTTCATGCGTTGTGCCGAAGCCGTCGGAACACGCATTACAGACATTCCGGTAGACCTCAACACGCTGTGGTCGCCGGACACCTGCCCGGTGCACCTGCTGCCTTATCTCGCCTGGGCGTTTTCCGTTGACCGCTGGGATCGCAACTGGCCGGAAGAGACAAAGCGACAGGTGATTAGTGATGCATGGCTGATACACCGACACAAAGGGACCATCAGCGCACTGCGCAGGGCCATTGAGCCGCTGGGATACCTCATTCGCGTGTCTGAGTGGTGGGAGTTCGGCGGAGAACCGGGAACATTTACCGTTGAAGTCGGCACGCTGGACAGTGGCGTGACGGAGGAAATGTATCTGGAAATGGAGCGGTTGATTGCTGATGCCCGCCCGGTCAGCCGCCACATGACAGGGCTGAATATCATTCAGGAGATCCCGGGGGATATTTTCGCGGCGGCAGCAACTTACGACGGTGAAGTCATTACCATTTATCCGGACGATTAAGCATGAGTACCACAACACGAAAATTTAAAACCCTTATCACCGATACGGGTGCCAAAAAATTAGCTCAGGCAGCCGCGCCAGATGGTAAGCCTGTCCGCCTGACTCATATGGCCGTGGGCGACGGTGGCGGCACGTTGCCCACACCAGACAGTAAGCAGACCCGTCTGGTGCATGAGGTGTGGCGACACACTGTTAATCGCGTCATCCTGGACGCAACACATCAGAACCGCATTATTGCGGAGCTGGTTATTCCTCCTGAAACGGGCGGATTCTGGATCCGGGAAATTGGTGTATTTGATGAGCACGGCGATTTAATCGCGGTGGGTCAATACTGCCGAAAGTTACAAGCCAGCCGTTGCCGAAGGGTCCGGTCGTGCACAAACATTTCGCACCATTCTGACCGTATCCAGCACTGCCACCGTGGCGCTTACCGTGGATAACACCATGGTGATGGCCACAGTGGATTACGTGGATGACAAACTGAAAGAGCATGAACAGTCACGACGTCACCCCGGATGCCTCGCTGACCGCAAAAAGGCTTTGTTCAACTCAGTAGCGACACTACCAGCGTGTCTGAAACGCAGGCTGCAACGCCGAAAGCAGTAAAGGCCGCGTATGATCTTGCTAACGGGAAATATACTGCGCAGGATGCCACCACAGCGCGAAAAGGCCTTGTCCAGCTCAGTAGCGCCACCAACAGCGATTCTGAAACGCTGGCGGCAACACCAATGGCGGTAAAGGCAGCATATGACCTTGCTAACGGGAAATATACCGCTCAGGACGCTACGACAGCACAAAAAGGGATTGTCCAGCTAAGCAGCGCGACTAACAGCACATCTGAAACGCTTGCTGCGACATCGAAAGCAGTGAAAGCAGCTAATGACAATGCGAATGGTCGGGTACCTTCTGCCCGTAAGGTGAATGGTAAGGCGCTTTCAGCGGATATAACACTGACACCGAAAGATATTGGTACGCTTAACTCAACAACTATGTCATTCAGCAGTGGTGCTGGTTGGTTCAAATTAGCAACGGTAACCATGCCGCAGGCGAGTTCTGTTGTTTCAATTACGTTGATTGGTGGGGCTGGATATAACGTCGGCTCACCTCAACAGGCAGGTATATCTGAACTTGTTTTGCGTGCAGGTAATGGTAATCCGAAGGGGATTACTGGTGCTTTATGGCAGCGCACATCGGCAGGGTTTACAAATTTTGCCTGGGTCAATACATCTGGTGATACTTACGATATTTACGTTGCAATCGGAAATTATGCGACTGGTGTAAATATTCAATGGGATTATACCAGTAACGCCAGCGTAACGATTCATACTTCACCAGCATATTCTGCTAATAAGCCGGAAGGATTAACGGACGGTTCTGTTTATTCGCTGTATATTTCGCCTCATGAACTTTATCCGGTTGGCGCACCGATCCCTTGGCCATCAGATACCGTTCCGTCTGGTTATGCCCTGATGCAGGGGCAGACTTTTGACAAATCTGCATACCCGAAACTTGCAGCCGCTTATCCGTCAGGCGTGATCCCTGATATGCGTAGCTGGACGATTAAGGGCAAGCCCGCCAGTGGTCGTGCAGTATTGTCTCAGGAACAGGACGGCATTAAATCGCACACCCACAGCGCCAGTGCATCCAGTACGGATTTGGGGACGAAAACCACATCGTCGTTTGATTACGGTACCAAGACGTCCAGTTCATTTAACCATGGCACTAAAACCACGAATAGCGCCGGGGATCATTCACACAATATTCCTGTTGGCAACACTGGTGCTGGTAATGGTGTTTCGGCTGGTTATAACTCAGGGCTTGGCACTGGAAAAACAAGTAACGCAGGGGGGCACTCTCACACAGTAAATATTGGCGCACACACTCATACGGTAGGAATTGGTGCACACACACACTCCGTTGCGATAGGTTCACACGGGCATACCATCACCGTTAACGCTACGGGTAACGCAGAAAACACCGTAAAAAACATCGCATTTAACTATATTGTGAGGCTTGCATGATTACGCTCATTCTTTCTGCACCAGTAACAGAAATGGCTGAAGCATTTAAACGGATATTTGCAAATGCAGATAGTGTGAATATTGTCGGAAAGCCATTTGAAACAATCAGAGAATTTGACTGCATGGTAAGTGCGGCAAATAGTTTCGGCCTGATGGATGGTGGCGTTGATGCCGCCATTACCGCATTCTTCGGTACTCAGTTACAGTCCCGCGTTCAGAATCATATTCTTCGTGAATATCTCGGCGAACAGCCTGTAGGTTCTGCATTTGTCATTGAAACGGGGCATAATCATCACCCCTGGCTGGTACATGCGCCAACAATGCGTGTTCCGTTGACAATTGACGGAACAGACGCTGTATATAACGCAACCTGGGCCGCTCTGCTTGCCATCTTTCAGCACAATAAAAACGCAACGACAGACATGAAAATAAAAACAGTGGTATTCCCTGCAATGGGGGCCGGATGTGGTCAGGTGCCGTTTGAAAGTGTTGCACGACAGATGAAGCAGGCATGGGATAACTTTAATAAAAAACAGAATCAATTAACTGGGAATACGCACAATCTCGCCAGTCGGCAGTATTTGGCACATATGCATACTGTCCGGGTAATTCTGTTTGCCGTTATGCGGATACTAAATATATTGGATGCGGCGATTATCGGACGTGTTGCTCACGTTCCGGGCAAGTCTGTATTAACCCTGAACATCAGGCTGATGATGTACTGATACAACATCAGGCTAATAACCGTTTTCGCCCTGGTTCGCATATACACCGGATTAATCCAGAAAATCCCGTAGGTAATGTCACCTCTGGCGCACATAGCCACGGAAGTAGCATCGTTATTGGTACTCCCACCCATACGCTCAATAAACAATATTCTGTCTCTGATATTAAGTAGAGGTGAACATGGATTTCAGAATGAGTGAACAATCACGGACCATAAAAATTTATAACCTGCTGGCCGGAACTAATGAATTTATTGGGGAAGGTGATGCATACATTCCACCTCATACAGGTCTGCCTGCAAACAGTACCGATATTGCACCGCCAGATATTCCGGCTGGCTTCGTGGCTGTTTTCAACAGTGATGAGGCATCGTGGCATCTCGTTGAAGATCATCGGGGTAAAACTGTTTATGACGTGGCATCAGGGGACGCGTTATTTATTTCTGAACTCGGTCCGTTACCGGAAAATGTTACCTGGTTGTCGCCGGATGGAGAGTGTCAGAAGTGGAACGGCACATCCTGGGCGAAAGATGCAGAAGCAGAAAAACTGTTTCGGGTACGGGAGGCAGAAGAAACAAAAAACAGCCTGATGCAGGTAGCCAGTGAGCATATTGCGCCACTTCAGGATGCCGTAGATTTGGATATTGCGACGGAGGAAGAGGCATCGTTACTGGCTGCATGGAAGACATATCGGGTATTGTTGAATCGTGTTGATACAACAGTAGCAGCGGATGTTGAGTGGCCAGTCGCCCCACAATAAAAAGAAAAAGCCATCGACAGAAATATCGATGGCTTTATGTATTCTATTTATACAATACAACACCACTCTTTTTAGTTATATATGTGCAGTTTGATGGTATATCTTTATTTATAAAAGACATTGCACCTATTTTTACATTATCCCCAATTTTACGTGATAATCCAATGATGCAACAATTAGCTCCGATATCAACGTTACTACCAATTTTTACTCTTGAACCAGGCATATCACCATCTATCTGTCCAATGGTAGTATTCTGTCGTAATACCAGATTTTCACCCGCATCAACAGCAAAATGAACAACAATTCCAGCATGATGGGGAATTGTCAACCCTTTTCCAATATTTGCGCCCAATCCTATTTCACAACCAAACTTGTTAATTATTTTACTGTTTAATTTTTTGGCTGCTTTCTTATGTAATTTATTACCATTAATATACATTTCGTTAGCCAACCGCCACCAGAAAAGGAAATTCCGGTTACGCTGCTTTTTCTCTCTTAAAAGCCTCCAGATATCCATACGTTTCCGCCGAATTACTTCATGTTTCCAGAAGTCTTTTAAATTAGTAGAGTTTCCAAATAAAACAAAGTGAATTGCCATTAAGTAAGATAGCACGATAATCTCCTTAATTATTATTTCAGACCACACATGTTATAAGGTTAAGAGATTATAAAATCCTGTTATTTGTTATTCAAAAACAATTTTCTGAGAAGGACATACAACAGCAAGTCGCCAGTCACCTTCATCAGGAAATTGGCGACATACGTTAAATCAGAGCAGCCCCTTAACTGAGCTGGCCGCGCTATTAAGGGATGATGTCACCTTATCTTTGAAGCCGGACAGCATATCGCTGAACGATGAGGATTGCAGGCGCTCCCGCAAATCCTCATCACAGCGTTCAAGAGTCAGTGAAAATTCTATCTTTTTCGCCTTACCGTAGCGATCAAACTCGGAGCGGGTCGTATTCGTTCCGGTCAGGACATACATGCCGTAAATCTGCCCGACGCCATCAATCAAAGGCCAAGGACGTCCTGTATATGCCTGCGTGGTCAACAACGACAGCGACACTTCGCCACCAGTAATCTCAGGATAAAGAACACCAGAAAGAACGATGCGATCATCACCTGCACCGATATACTGCCAGCTTGCTGAACGGTTAACGCGTTCATTTTTCACATGTCGCCAGCTTTTGTTTTGCTGTAACTGCTGATGCGGCAACGTGCGCAGCTCAAAAACAAACATGCCGTAGATCATCATCATGGCCATGACTCCTCAATCTTTATCGTAAAAACTGCCACGCCTGGCACGGGCGCGCCGTTCCATTTCTGCCCTGACCATTTCACCGACCAGTTTCGCCAGTTCGCGGGGATTCTGTGTAACAACGTTATGCAGATGAACATGAATTTCACCGCCAAATCCGGAGGCAACAGGCTCCCGGTTACGGGAAGTTGCAGGAACTGATGCCACTGGCGATCGTATGGCCTCCGCCACCGGGCGGGAGCTGGTCGCAACAACAGGGACCAGCGCCGGAGGCAGCGGAGCCGGAACCACGGGTGTGATATTAATTGCGGGGGCAGGCTTACTGACCTGCGCAATCTTCCGCTCCTGCCACTCCCCACGAACAGCAAGTGCGCGGGGCAGGTTCTTAAAGACAATATCGCCGGGGCCAATGCGTTTTTTCGTCTCATCAACCAGCTTACCTGTGTTATCAGCAATTTTGCTGAGTCTGCGTAGCGTACCGGTATTGCTGTCTGTGAGCGGTTTGTTGTCTTTGGGTTTATCACCTCCGGTGCCATTGCCATTTTCCACAGGCTTCGGCGGATTGATTTTCGCCAGGTCCCCCTGAAGCAAGGCAACCTTGTCCTGAAGAATGGCCGCACGCTGTGCGTCTTCGATTTTTTTGCGCGCCCTTTCCGCTTCATCCGGAAGCACACCGAGCTTTTCAAGTATCCACGCCAGCGTATCCAGCAACATTTTTGCAGGTGTCAGAACAAGTTGTAACGCACCGCCAAGAACGTTACCGAATATCTCGCCAGCACTGGTACATTTATCCAGCGTTTCCTTGCTGGACTCCATCGGTGACAGCAGCGATTTAAACCAGTTAAACACCTGGCTTATCCCGCTTCCGATTGCGTCAAAAACAGGACCAAACCGTTCAAAGGTTTCGCGCAACGGGGTCAGCCTTTCCATAATCCCGCTGAACACCCCGGCAAAAAATGCCCTGATGGGATCCCAGTATTTCCAGATAAGAACGGCAGCTCCGGCAAGCGCAGCCACGATAAGACCAACCGGACTGAACAGCGCCCCAATAGCGCCTCCCAGTAAAGAAACGGATCCCGTCACCATTCCCCACAGCGCAGGCAACACCCTGACGACATTCATTGACCGGGTAAGAATGTCAAAACCAAGACGCAGGGTGGCCAACTTCCCGTAAAGCACCCCAATAACCAGCGACAACGAGCCAATCGTTGCAGTCATTGCCAGCAACGCACCGCCTGCTATCAGTAGCTGGCGCGTCAGCACCGGATGGGCCTGCGCCAGCGAGGTGATTTTTTCAAGCACCCGCGTGAGCCACTGCGTGACAGAACGCAGCGGACCGTCAACCAGATCACTGATGCGAATACGAAGACCTTCCCATGCGCTGTCGAGATTTTTCAAGTCCCCATCAAGATTATCGGCCATTACTTTTGCGACGCGATCGGCCTCTCCCCTTGCCCCCTGCAATTCTCTGGTCAGTTTTTGCAGCTCTCCTGAACCAGCCGCCGCAACAAGCGTCTGCAAACCAACGAACGCCTCTTCTCCGGCGATGTCCTTGAAGAAGGAAACCTGGTCCACCTGTCCGTATTTTTGTGTCGCCTTATAGAGATCAAGCAGCACATCCTCCATCGGGCGCATTTTGCCTCTGGCGTCAGCAACTGACACCCCCAGCTCTTTCAGCGCATCAGCCGCAGCTTTTGGCGGTGATGCAAGGCGGGACAGACTTGCGCGCATGGCCGTACCAGCATCGCTTCCACGAAGACCATTATTGGCAAGCATCCCGGCCATGGCTGCCGCTTCTTCAAGACTGATACCAAGTTTTGCGGCAACCGGACCGGTATACTTCATGGTTTCGCCCAGCGCGCGTAAATCAGTATTGGTCCGGGTGAATGCTGCTGTCAGCGTATCGCCAACCCGGTCCATTTGATCGGCTGTCAGGTTGAACTGTGTGAGGATATTGGAGCCTATATCAGCCGTCTCGCCGAGTTCGACGCCACCTGCCAGCGCCATATTAAGAACACCGGGCAATGCGGCCTGAATGGCCTGCGGAGTAAAACCAGCCATTGCCAGAAAGCTCTGCCCACTGGCGGCATCACTCGCAGTAAACTGTGTTTCAGAGCCAAGTTTTAATGCCTGCTCACGCAGCGCCTTAAACTGCGGGCTGTTTTTGTCGATTCGCGTCAGTGCCTGAACGCGGGACATCTCTTTCCCGAACCCGATCGCAGGCTGCAAAAAACGCCCGGCAGCATAGCCGCCAGCCGCTGCCGCACCAATTGCCAGCGCACCACCTGTTTTCAGTTTTCCCGCAGTTTCCTGCGCGCGCGAATACCGCTCACGCGCCCGCGTTACACGCGCAAGCGCCTGCCGTTCGCGTTCAAGCTGGTTGTTGTATTGTTCGGTGCGTCTGATGGCCTGCTGGATGGTGTTATCGCTGCCTGTCAGGGAAATGCCGTGGCGTTTCAGCTCTCCGCCAAGCTCCCGCATTTTCTGAATTTCCCGTGTGCGCGATTCATTCAGGCGTTCAAGCCGGGTGCTTAACTGCTGCATCAGCTTTTGTTGTTTTTCGTCTGAGCACTGTACCCGTGCGTTGTAACTGATTAAGGGCGTTAAGCTGGCGTCGTGCTTTCACGATGCCCGCATCCGCTTTACTGACAGCGTCACGGGCGCGCTCAAATGATCGCGCCTGACGCTCGAGATTTTTGATCGCCCCCTGCGTTCGCTGGATGGAGTCACCAAACTGCCCCATCAGGCGGCGGGCGTTTTCGGCAGGCCGGGTCAGCCTGTCAACGGCGCTGAAAGCGACCCGGATATCAAGAGTCTTCATTGTCTGCACTCCCGCTGCGAAGTGCCGCCCGCTCACGCCAGCTAACCACTTCGCCGGGCGTCATCATGAAGATTTCGGCGGGCGACCAGTTAAAAATAACGGCAATATCTGCCACAAAGTCTTCTATGTGCTCAAAGCACACAACCGTGATCAGGCTTCCGTCGCCTGTTCGTTCTTCCCGCCAGAGTCCGCACCGCTCAAAAAATTTACGGCAACCACACATAACTGAATAAAGTCACGGGATGCCATTTTTTGATCGTCACTTCATCCAGTCGCGGTGATGTCACGCGTGACAGCAGCGTAAACATGGATTCCGCTTTCAGATTCAGCACATCAGACAGCGACAAAATCTCGCAGAGATCCAGCCTGCTCAATAGCCCTGGTGATCTCCACATACGTGATTTTTTCGCCGCCTCGCTCAATTGGTTGGGTAAGTTTTACGCCACGCTCACTGGTTTCTTTCACAGTGTCAGCAACTACCGTGTTTTCGGTATCGATGTTTTTCGTCTCTTTCATCAGGAAACTCCTTTCAGTCAGAGGCGACGCACTGCGCCGCCTGCATATTACTTATCAGCCAAGCCCAAGCGCGGAACGGATGCGATCGGGCACAATGTCCTTGCCGTCCTTCCGGTAAATGAAGTTCAGCAGGTCAATCTCCCACAACGGGCGATCGTTAACGCTCAGCTTGTAGTAGGTGTTTTTAATGGCGTAAGAGTGTGATGTGGCTTCGCCCTGTTTGGCTTCCCCCATATCAATTTCCGTCACACGTCCGCGCATTTCGACTTCATACAGGTCGCTTTCTGCATCGGTGTAGTATTCACCCGCAAAACGCAGCAGCGTGCCGTCAATCGTGCCGCCATACTTAAGGAACAGCTCACGAACAGCCCCCCCCCATGCAAAGCTCGCATCAAGCGCGGAGTCGTCCAGACCGAGATCAATACTTACCGCACCCATCATGCCACCACCCCGGTAGCTGTCGGTTTTGCGCGTCAGCTTAGGCAGAGAGACGGACGTCACCTTACCCACTTCGTTTTCACCATCCACAAACAGACGTAAAAAAGCGAAGATGTTTTGGCACAGCCATCAGGCACCTCCCAGCACCGCAAATGCGGGTTCAAAGTATTCATCAGTAAACGTCTGGTAAAGCTCCATGTCTTCCAGTGGCGGAACGGGCGTATATTTGTAGCGAATACGCACACGTCCCTGACGTAAATTCGTGGTGCCGTTATCCACCACGTCATACCAGCACTCCGCACCAATCAGTTTCCCGGCAGTCACCAGTGAATCCAGTTTTGCCCTGATGGCACTGATAACATCCTTCACGTTCGCAGGCGTCAGTGGACTGTCGATGGTTTCAAACTGCGCTTCCGCAATTGAATCAGCCAGCACCTGTGCGGTTCGGGTATACACCTCAAAGATGTAGGCGTTCGTTTCCGGTGTGCGGTTGCCCCAGAAGCGGAACCCGTTGCGACGAATAATGGTCGTGATTTCTTTGTTGTTGAGGCTGTTGGCATCGCTGTCTTCGGCCTGCAACGACCAGAACACATGCCTGGACATTCCCAGCACATTTTTAACCGGAACGTTGGACAGCGATTTGTGCCAGCCCTGCTCATGGTCAATGTACGCACGAAGGCCGCACGCATAAGCAGGCGCGGGGAACGTTTCGTTTTTGCCACTTTTCGGGTTGTAGGCTATGAAGTCAGGCCATAAGAGCATCACCTCACGTTCGTTGAATTTCTGGCGGTAGGTAATCGCCTCAGCCATCGTGTTACAACCATGACATGTGGCATACACAAACGCGCGCAGTTTACCCGCAATCACGCACAGGGATTTTGTCACCGCCTCCGTGTCCAGCTCCGGCGCGGCCAGAATACGCGGACGGTATCCGATGCTTTCATCCTGCTCTGCAACAAGCAGCGCATACATCCCCGTATAGCTGCCGTCATCCTCAGAACCACCGATAACCAGTTGATCCTGCGTCTTACCGTCTTCTTCTTTGTGTTCAGCCACGCGAACGACGATCACCTTTTGTGCTCACCTGGTCTGCGATGGCCTTAAGCGCACGATAAAGCGTCCCCGTTGTCCCGCATTTTCCCAGCACGTCATTGACGCGGGTCAGCAGTGTGGGCTTGTTCAGCGGGAACAGCTTCGCGTCCGCATCATCCGCCGTTGCCACGATACCGATAACGCTGGAATCAACATCGTTAATCGCTGTTACCAGGTCGGTATTTTCCGTAACACGGGCACCATGAAAACGAGTTTCACTCATAGCTTCAGCCCCTTGTATCCGTTAAATGATTCGGCAACAATCATCACCCACCACGCGCGTAATCTCACCCCTGCGCCGTTCTCCCGCCACGGCGACAACAAAAAGCAGTAACCCCCTCCGCACGCACATGCGACCATGCCGCACAGGGAGGGAACAGATGACCGACACCACCATGCAATTGCTCAGTCAGGGCACAGAC